ACCACCGCCGCCGCCACCAACTGTGACAGTAATTGCTGAGCCAACAGACACGGCCAAACCAGATGCTGTTCTGTAGCCACCAGCGCCGCCACCACCGCCACCAACGCCTGCTGACGTAGCGCCGCCACCGCCGCCACCGCCACCAGCAACAACTAAATATTCAATAGTAGGTGGCGCATTGGAAACTGGAGGCCAATTGTCACCCGCTTCGGCACGATAAACGTCCGTCAAGCTCCAGACATCTGAAGCACTCGAAGTGGATGGAAAGGTTGCCATTAGCTAATTTCCTCGTAAGAAGCCACGGCTTCAAGGTCGCTGTTCGCACTTGCGGTTAGCCTTAAAGAATCACCTTCTTCAAGATAGATAAATTTGTTTAGCACGTCAATGGTAGCCCCAGCAGGAACGGTCATCAAGTACGCAATTCGATACGCGGTTGAAGAACGATAAACGTCTACGTTGACCGTGGCGTTGTTCGTGCCGTCAACGTTTGCAACAAGAAGCGAATCAACCTTCATGACTTTGTTGCTTCCGCTGCCGTTGGTGATCAATGCCGTTGCCGACGTTGTGATTGCTTGAACCGCCGTCTTGCCAGTGATGGTTGTGACGTTGACGATATTAGGTGCTGACATGGTTTAGCCTCCGAAGACAATAGCCATTGCGATGGCTTTGCCGGTTGTAAAAGGGGTTGGTGTTCCAGTAAGGTCGCTGTAAGCGCCTGTTGTTGCAACTGTGGCCAAGCCAGTCACGTCTGCCGCTGCAAACGTTTGGCTTGCATCAAACGTGATGGCGCCGGTCATTGTGCCGCCAGCCAATTGAAGGTAGCGCGCATCAGACTCAGTTTTTGTGTAGACGTTGGCGATTTCAAACGCGCCGTAGGCCACCATGTCAACAATGTCGCCAGCAGTCAAGCCCGAAGCAAACACCACGGTCGTACCGTTGGTAGCCACAAAGTCGACGTTGTCGACCTGCTTAACGCCGTTCAAATAGACATCAACATAACCGACGTCATAGACGATTGAGAACGTAGTTTGAGCCGCAGTGGCTGTGTAGACCTCGCGGTTTGATGTGCCGTTGACAGAAGAGCCAGCGTTGGCCCAAGTGCCGCCCGTGGTGTACACCTTCATCAGGTTGCTGGTTGTATCAAAATACAACGCGCCAGTTACCAAAGCGTTGCCGTCGTTGTCAACCGTAGGGGGTGTGCTCTTTGGGCCTAAGTAGCGGTCATCGAAGCTGTCGTAGCTGGCGGCCGCAGCGGCAGCTGAAGCTGATGCGGAACTTGCGCTGCCAGACGCAGAAGACGCGCTGCTAGAGGCGTTGTTCTCACTGGTCAAGGCATTTGATGCACTGGTGGCCGCAGCCGCAGCAGAGGCCGCAGCAGACGTTGTGCTTCCGAACAACACATCGATGTAGTTTTTGGTCGCGGCGTCTTGTGCGCTTGATGGATCGCCAAGACCTGTGATCTTGTTGGTGCCCATCGCAATAGCGCCAGACATCGTGCCGCCGGTCTTGGCCAACAAGCCGGACACCGTGGTGTCGATCTCGGTCTTGGTGTACGCGTCAGTGATGCCGTAGCCGCTGATTGTTGTAGGGTTTGTGCCAGCAGTTACGCGGCCGTAAGCGTCAACGGTCACAGACTTGTACGTGCTGGCAGTGACGCCGGACGTGGCCAAGTCGATGTCGTCGGAGTTGACCACGATGCGTGAGCTTGACGCCGTGCCGACAGCCAAAGTGTTGCCGGTCTTGGTCAAACCAGCGCCAGCGATGACTTGGCCAGCGCCTGAGAACTGGACCCAAGTGACCGACGTGCTGCCCAGCGTACCGCCCGCAGCTACCGTACAAACAAAGCCGTTGTTGGCGTTGGCCGTGCCGGACTCCACAAACACGTAAGCGTGGACCAACTCATCCCAAGTATCGGCGTCGGTAGATCGCGACCACGTACTGGAAGCCGCAACGTAGATGCCGTTTTGAGAAGCTGTGCTTTGGTCTTTGACCAGCACGCGGTCACCTGCAATCACGGCCACGCCGTCAATTGTCTGCGTACCGCTCAGTGTGATGTTGGCTGTTGTACCGGCGCGGCAAGACGCCTTAGCGTCTAAGCCTTGAACCGTGTTGTCAACGTAGTTCTTGGTCGCTGCGTCTTGCGCGCTTGATGGATCGCCGAGACCTGTGATCTTGGCGGTGCCCATCGCAATCGCGCCGGACATCGTGCCGCCAGACAGACTGAGCTTCAAAGCATCCGCTGTGTCAACGTAGCTTTTATTCGTTGCGTCTGTTGGGTTTGTTGGTGTGCTCAAGCCAGAGATCGTGCTGCCCGTAGACGAATTCATGTCCAGTGAGCCGTTGATGGTCACGTCGTTGAAAGTCGAAGAACCTGTGCTGGCCGTTACGTTACCGGTCAAGTTGCCTGTGACGTTGCCGGTCACGTTGCCTGTGACGTTGCCAGTCACGGCGCCTGTGACGTTACCGGTCACGTTGCCGGTCACGTCGCCTGTCAAACCACCAACAAAACCGACGGTGGCTGTGACGGTCGTACCACGCACGGTGCTGGCGGTCGAAGCGCCCACGGTGGCGTTGTCGATTGAGCCGCCCGAGATGGTGGCGCTGGCAAACGAGTTGGACCCGCTGGACGTGACGTTACCGGTCACGTTGCCCGTCAAGTTGCCTGTGACGTTACCAGTCACGTTGCCTGTGATCGCCCCGACAAAGCCGGTGGTCGCAGTAATCGTCGTGCCGCGCACAGTGCTGGCCGACGATGCGCCAATTGCGGTGCTGTCAATTGTTGAGGCCGTGATGGCCAAGGACTGCAAGGCGGCCGAGGCGATCAACGCCGTGCCAGCCGAGTTGACCATTGCGACCTTGTACCCGTTGCCGCTCAGTGTGGGCAGCAAGTCAAAGCCAGACGTGACCGACTCCCATTCGTTGCGCTGCTGCGCAGAAGAGCCGGGAGAGTTTGGCGTTGGTTAGGTGCTGTGGGTGTAGTATGGATTGCTCATCGGAGTCCTCGACGCATGGTGTAGTGAACAATGACGTTGTTCACGGTGAAGGGTTCAAACAAATCTGAGTTTGAAGAGATGCGAATGGCCATGTTTTCGGCGGTTCCTGTGACCTCGATTTCGGAAGGAGAGATGTCAGATCCATCCCACACAAAGTTGTCCCAGATCATCTCATCCCAGTAGCTTGAACGCAAGTCATTTGAGTAGCTGGCATCGGCTGGTTGAGTGAGGGCCGTGGTGCGGTAACCCAAGTCATAGCCAAACTGAATCTCGGCGTAGGCGCTGCCAGTCAGCTCGACGCTGGCCTTGCGGTAGCGTTTCAAAATGCGAGGTGACTTTGTTGAGTTGTAGACCAAGTTGATGTTGGCCGGGATAGGGTCGCCGTCAAAGCTGGTGCCCATGTCCAATTGATAGACAAAACCATTGGTAGATCCAAAGAACTGAACCGTGCCGCCGGTGGGGGCTTCGCTGTCAATACAACAAGTAATGTTGTGGGCAAACTGCACTGGCATGCTGCCAAGCATTTGGCTGTTCATGATCGTCAGGTACAAAGCCGTGCCGTCTGAAAAGAAAATGCGGTACTGGCCTTTGTCGCGGTTCACTGAACTACCCACCGCCAAATCGCGATGGGCCTGAATGAACGGGCGGATGTTCATGGTCAGCGAGGCTGGCACGAAGTTACCGAAGTTCAAAGATGTACTCATGCTGATGATGCCTCGATCATCAAGCACGTAGGACTGGTCCAAGTTCTGCGCGGTATATGCGTAGGCGCCAGTGCCCGTGTTGAACGCGGACAGTTGGAAGTTGGCAGAGCTTGTGCCGTACAACACCGAAGTGTCTTGGCGGGTGTAGACGCCCAAGGCGCCGCTGCTCTGGTTACCCGGCAACACCAACAGGTTGGTGATTGGGCCGTTCATGGCGATCTCGCCAGCACCAAGCAGCGGGTCCCATTGGTATGGGTAACCCAGCGCGCTGAATTGCAACGACGCGCCAAAGCTCAAGAATAGGTGCTGCTTGTGAAAGACGATGTGGTCAGGCGTATCGACGGCCATGCCCGTGCGAATGGGCACGTAGACCGTGCCATCAAACTCAAAGGCTTTGTTCTTGCCGTCACAGCCATACATCTTGTAATTGGCTGTGCCGCCGCCAAAGTTGGCGGTCACTGTTTCGTATCGGCCGTTGGGCGCTAAGGTGATAGCCACTGGAACAGAAACTACTTGCGCGTAGGTTGTAGCCCCGACACGCAAGTTTTCACCAATGGTAAATGTGCCGGTGACTGTTTGCCCAATCAACTGGCCAGCGGCTGTGCCAGACCAAGACCCTGATTCAAGAACCGTGCGGGTGACCACCATAGTTGCGCCGCTTGATTGCCCGGTCAACGTTGTGCCGTCAGGAATCTCCAAGCTGCCTGTGCCAAACGACATTGTTTTGCCAAGAGCCACCTGCACCCAGCCAGAGCTACTGGATTTGTACATGTTGGCCGTAGCGCCGCCCGTAGCGTTGCGCCAAGCGTAGCAAGTGCCGTTGTAGTAGCCGACGCCTAGGATGTTGCCTGAACCGGGCACAGCAGAGATGCTGGCGCGGTAGTCATCGGCCGCAAGGTTCTTGTAGGTCACGTCCGTGAGGCCATCGGCCGAGATGCCTTGCACAATAGTGATCGTGGCAACAAAGGACGAGCCGTCGTTGAGCACATCGCCCGCTTCAAAAACGCCGACTTCGCGCGTGATCACAATGTTGCTACCGTCGACGGCAATCACTTTGCCCGTAGCACCTGAGACAGATCCTGTCACTGTCACACCGACGGTGACAGTTGCGCTCAACGTGCAAACCAAGATACTGTAGATGGCGTCAGATGGGCTTGCATGACCGTCGAAACGTTCGTAGCCTGCGATGCGTGAGTAGCCGCCAGTGATCGAACACTCGAAGTTGGAGGCGCGTCGCGCAATGCCCGGCTTCAACGACAGCGTTGGAGTCACTTGATCCAAGCCGCCACCAAGGCGGATCAGATCGTATTGGACTTTGGGCGTGGTCAATGGCATCTAGTAGCCTTATGCGAGAGGAGGACCGCTGATAAGGGTGGGGAGCTGATCGATGTCCACGAGGTTCATCAATCGCTTAAATTCAGTTTCGCCACGCTGATAGACCTCGGGGGCTGATTCGTAGCCGCCGTAGAACATCATTGCGCGGTAGACGATCATCATGTGGTAGCGGTTGGGGAAGACGTCTGGAGGCGTGTCCGTGGCCGCTGTAAATTCAACCGGGGCGTAGTAGTACTCGCCCGTGACAACATAGGAGCGATCGGGGATCGAACCGAACCCGAGCTTTTTGTCGGGGTCGATTGATACCACCACTGGACGTGCATACGTCGTCCGCATGTTCCCGTACATGTACAGGTTGCGGAACGTCGTGTAGTCCATGTAGTTCGTCAGCTGCTCGTCCTTGTAGTCCTGCCCAACAGACGACACGCGGAAGCTGTCACGCTTCCAGTTTGCAAAGTCTGTGAGGCCGGCTTCAACGGCAGTGTAGAACTGTTGTTGCGTAGTGAGAGTGAACTCGACTGGCTGTCGCATCCATTGCCAGTCGTTCTTAGCCGTCTGCACGTCCACCCATGCGCTGTTGATCCATTGGGAAAGTCGGTACGACTCGCCTGTCAGGCCGGTCACGCTGGTGAGAGGAGTAGCTGCGCCAGAGACGCCGCACTCCACACGCAGTCGGTTGATAAGTTGGAGGTAGTTCACTCAGTCACTCCGTGATTAAGCTGGCTCAGCCAATACGTTTTGGAGCCATGCACGGCCACGAGGATTCGGGTCGTTCATCAGCTCAAAGGGATAGGCCAAGCCGTGACGCGCGACCATGTCGATTTGGTCAGGCGCTGCTGGGTTGCGTGTCACTTGGCTGTACTTCGTTTCCTTCATACGGGCCAAGATCTCTACGTACTTGCGACGAACCTTTGTGGGCACGCCGCGAATGATTGGTTGGTTGGTGCCATTGCAGTTGACGATCACATGAGGAGCTTGGTTCTCATCAGTGGTGGCGTGAACCATCACTTCGACCATCTCGTTCATGAAACCCTCATCGGCTGCCAGTTGGCTGAAGTCGCGAGACTCAGCAACGGTTTCGATGATTGGTGCGTCATCAACAATTTCCATACCGGCGACTACTTCTTTTTTTGCCATCTTCTATTCTCCGTCAGGTTTAAAAAACTGTTTTGCCAAAAAGCAGGCTGCCCGAAGGCAACCTGCAAAACCCTCTTTTTGAGAGAGGATGGCAACTTTACTGTGCGCTACCGGGCATGTCCATGCAGTCGCTGTAGGCATCAGTAATGCCAGAAGCGCCGAGGTCAGTCGTGCCGGGAGTGAAAGTAGTGGATGAGTCAGTAGTGACTTTGATCAAACCGACCAAAGTTGTACCGGCTGTAGTTTGTGAAGGCACTGGGCATGGATCGCCAGCAGCAACGATAGGACCTTGAGTGGTTGTAACGGTGCCAGAAGCGTCGATCCACACTGCGAACAAGCAAGCCTGAGATGCAGCCAAGGCTGTACCTGTAGAGAATGTCAAGTTGTCAGTAGCGTTCTTAGACTTGAAAACGCCGTTGCTGGTGTAAGCCAACGTGTTCACAGTCTTGAAGGTAGCGGAGTTGGTGCCTTCGGCCAAGCCGGCAGCGGTCAGCGACAGGTAGCCGCTGTTGGATTGTTCGATGTTGTATGACATGATTTAGTCCTTTAGGAAAAATTAGGCTGATGCCTGAGTGAATGTGATACCGGCAGCAACGGCGCAAAAGCCCTTGGCAAACCAGCTTGTACCGTCGCTAACCACGGTGACCATATCGCCTGCAACGGACTGGCCGTCAACAAAAGTGATGGTGTCGTCGGCTGTGCCAGTGTCACCAGCGACGCCGGCAGCGTTGACTGCTTGGCCTTTGATGATGTTGGCGCTACCGTTGGTGACAACGGTGTAGCTCGCGCTTGATGGAGCGGCAGCCACGATGAACGTGAAGGCCAAGCCGGCGGCAGGAGCTGGCAGGGTCGTAACAAATTCAGTAGCAGAGTTCAAAAAGATGACTTTGCCGCTGTCCGCTGCTGTCAGCGCCGAAGCGGCTGTAGCGTTGGTTGTTGCAACAGGACCCAAGACGGGAGCCGTGATCGACGTGGCGCTCACATTACCCAAGCGGTCTTCGTTGAGAAGTTTCCAGTAGTTTGATTGCATGGTAGTGTCCTTTAAGTTAAGACGCTGGGGCTTGCGCCCCAGCTAGTCCATTAGAGGGCGGTCACACCAGCTTCGATACGGGCCATGAAGGCGTCGTTCAAACGCACTGTCGCGAACCATGTAGAAGCACCCACGTAGCCGAATTGGCCCAATGGGTTAGCGTGGTTGGTTGTAGATGCTTTCAACACCACAGGCTTGATGGCAGACATGCCCTTGAGAGCAACTTGGCCCCAAGCGTCTTCACCGATGATGATGAAGGGGTACACGTCAACGTTCGAGCCGCCAACAGACAACATGCCGTTCAATGTGCTGGAACCAGCAGCAGCGAAGGACTTCAACAGAGGAGAGCTGATGAAGCGGAAGTCTTCGCATGCACCGATTTCGCGGTCATGGATTGGCTTGAATGAACCGTACTCTTCCACGCGGGTGAAGCCGGGCAAGTTACGCACGTCGCTGACAGCGTCAGTGTGGACGAACACAACGTATGCAGGTTGCACAGCGCGTGTACCGAAGTTGACGCCGGGAGCCAAGCGGCTAGTCACGCGACGTGAACGGTTTGACTCGAGGGTACGAGCTGCTTTACGGATGCTGTTCAAGCTGATAGCCGTGTTGATTGCAGAGCGGCTAGAGCCGTTTGCGTAGATCACGGTAGAGCCGGCCTTCAACACGCCGTAACGAACCATCTCCATAACTTCAGCCAAGGTCTCGCCAGTCAGCTTGACCATCTCGCCGGGGATGTCATCTTCGTACAGTTGCTCAACTTTAGAGCTGTACTTGAACAGCACGCCGTATTGTTGCAATTGCACAGACACGTCTTGGAAAGAGATGGTGTTTGCGTT